ACCTCCGGGACGAGATCAGGATAATGAACACGTACTTGTCAGATCCAAGAAACAGACAAGCGTATATCAGTAACGATGTACTGATTCAAAACGAAAAAGAAATGAACCTATTGAATTACCTTAAACAATTATAATTTTATCGAGAATCAATATAACACTTGTTATTATTGATTTCCCATCATTCCGGGAAAAGACAGAAATTCTTCTGTCTAATAAACCGCCCGGCCACCCGCTTAAAAAAGAGCGCCTGAAGCCAAATTTTTGCTACTTTTTATCTCGGCATTTGAGAGTTAAAAAGTAGCCCCGCCACGGCGAAGCCCTTCCTTTCTATATTAAAGGAAGAACTTCGCCGTGGTTCCTCGTATTGTTATATCTGTCCGTTATCCGAAAACGAGTAATAACATTCCTTATCCCTCGTGATAATCAAATGATCCACGAACGCCATCCGCATAATATCAGCGCATTTCTTTAGATTCCGTGTTAGTTTTATATCCTCGTTACTCGGGTGCAATTTCCCGCTTGGATGGTTATGAGCAATGACAAAAGCGGTAGCGTTCATTCCTAGTAAAAACTGAAAAATCATCCTTTCATCAACAACCGTGGAAGTTATTCCTCCCTCGAAAAGTTTCGAGTAACCTAACACGTCACAATTATTATTCAATGCCAACACGTAAACACTCTCACGATATTCTATTTCATTTTGATCCCACACCCGTGTAAACACTTCCGCCATTTGGCCGGGAGAATTAATATGTTTATACTTTATATCCTTGTCACGAACGTAAAAAACTTTAAACTCCCCAACACGATCCCCCCGTGTAATAGAGGATTCCATCACGTTGCCCGTTTTTATCCTGTACACTTGTTTATCGGAGAACAAATGTATCACGGGGAA